GAAACTGTATGTGCGGCAAATCCGTGTCTTTGGTCAATCTCAAACTTTCCGTTAATTATAAGATTGCGTCCAGAGAGACTGCCCTCAGTAGGAAGATTATCTGCTAGTTTTCTTGCGTTGCTCATGTATTCCTCCTAACCTATTAAAAATCCCATAAATTGATTATGGAATGCATTTCCATAAGTTGATGTATTTGAACTAGCAAGTTTTATTTCTACATAATCATCTACAGCTAAAAATGTTACAGTTTTAATATGACCACTTGAACTTGTATAACCTCTAAATCTTACATCGTTAATTCCAACATTATTTACATACATAGCAAGATTCTGTTCGTTTGAAGTAGTACCCGATCCAGAAATACCTTGGTAGCCAAAGTAATACACACCAGCTACAGGGGCTGTAAATCTTCCTGTAGTTGCATTGTAATGATTACCAATATTATGTCTTACAGTATTAAAAACCATAGTAGTACCAGAGCCTGAATAGCCAGAGCTTGCACCTGCTCTAAAGCTAGGCTGACTAGGCATTGTCACACGGCTACCGTTATCAAATGCTACATCTTTAGTTCCATCACTTTTTATTCTTATAGCATACGTTCCGTTTGCCCCAATATATAATTCATCACCAATAGCGGCAGTCATAAATAAGGCATTTGTGCCACCATCTTTTATTTCTAGTGAGCTATCTGCATCAGTGTTTACCGTTACTGGCCCTCCAACAGTCAACGCACCTGTCATGGTATCGCCAGCAGTATTAACATAACGTGCATCTGATGCGCTTTTGGTGTAAGCGTCTGCGGTTTCAAAAGTTACAAAAGCCGTAATTGTAACTTCATCCCCTGCCGCTGCGCCAGAGCCAAGAGTAACCGTAGTTGTGGTTGCTGTGAAATCGCTCTCTTCTAATCTTAGCCCATTCATATGAACCATAATGTCTGAAGGGGTGCAGGCAAGCGTATTGCCGTTTGCGTCAGAGCCAGTGAAAGCTGTCTGATTAGCCGTGGCTGTATATGTAAAAATGTTAGCTGATTGTCTGCTAACTACCTTCGTTGGCGAACTTCCAATATAAGCCATTTGACTTCCTTACTCTGGCGTTGAAGCCTCTGCGTTTTGTGCGGCGGCTGTCTTAACAACTTCTAATGTAAAAGCTTGTGCTACTTGTGCATTTTCGCCTGTCGCCAGTGCTATAGAATTTGCATTGCAATGAGTAACTAAAGCAGCAATGATTTCGTCTTTTGCTATTCTGGCTCTGTTGGTTAAAGCATTGTCAGCCCAATCTTGTGGACTAGCCGCTGCATATTCAAGACACTTATTTTCTGTGTCTGTTAAACTTACTGTAATATCTGGCATAACTTACTCCTATGATGGTGATGAAGCTGCCAAATGTGCAGCGTATGCGGTTTTAATTGCGTCAGTATGAAACTGTGCGGCTAGTGCTTTTACATCATCACTTTCGCCTGATACGTCTGCGTCTGGTGCAACGACATGACGATGAAATGAACGGCTAATTTCTACGCCATCCTTCTTAATAATCGTTGCGGTCCTCACCTGTATGTGTTTGTAATCACCGACTATCTCTAATTTGTCTTGAACTGTTTCTTCTGTTAATGCCATTGTTTATCTCCTTTTAGCTGTGGACTGACTACCTAGCCTCCGACTAGGGTGTTTTATACATTCCGCTCATTATAAAACTAAAACCAGAACCAGCAAAAGTTCCATTAAAATCGGTTACTCCAGTATTAGTTCGATACTTAAAATAAAAAATAGTGCTAGAACCAACGATTTGTAAAAAAGCATTTTCTGCATTAGAGCTTGCAGTAGAAAAATATCCTGTGCAAGCGACGTCTAGCGGTCTTGGTGTAAATGGAAAACCATAAATCTTTAATTGATTACCGTTTATACTGCCACCTGATAAAACTATTTGACAACGTATGTAAACAAGATCACCTATTTTAGTGTAATAACCAAGATTATAACTGTATGTAGGACTAGTAACACCCCAACCATTTAAAACTTGAGGTGTAAAAGTTCCCTCTTCATAATCGTCTAACTTATTAGCTGCAGCAGTGCCGCCAATGTATGCACCACCACCAAGGTAGATGTCTTTCCAACGACTTTGCGAATGGCCTAAATCTAAACTGTTGTCTAAGTGCGCTCCTGTTGCAGTGGCTGGCCTAACATTTCCATTTACAAAGTTAATATGGGTGTCAGTTCCACCCGCTGAACCCATGTATAAATACGTTCCTAAATAAGAACCAACAGTTCCTACAGATGTACCAGCCTTTTGTACGTCAATAATTGTACCATCAGATGTTGCACGATCTACAGTTAGAGGCGTTGCGCCATCATCATCAACAGTCAAACCATTAGAAGCAGTAACAGCCCCTGCAAACGTACCACCCTGAGAAGAACTAACGGTATCAGCAACGCTAAATGTATTGTGCGCTATGATTGTTATTTCATCGTTGACCGCTGCACCAACGCCAAGCACCACTGAAGAACCAGAACTTGAATTATAGTCTGATGGCTGTAGCAATATTCCATTCTGATATACGTCAACTGCACCCACACCATAAACAGCATTGAAGGTGGTTTGCCCAGCAGTCGCTACGAAAGTGTAAGCTCTTCTTGTACCTTCGGTTAGTGTCTGTCCTATGTATGCCATTATGAGAACTCCTCAACATAAACTATACCAGCTTTACCAGCTTCTCCTCCACCAGTATTAGCTGCTGAACCGCCACCACCTCCAGAACCATATGCCCTACCAGTTTGTGCGGGTACGTTATAAACTCCTCCACGACCCCCACCACCCCAATAGGATGCGCCTCCTTTACCCCAAGTAGGGCGATAATCAGTGCCGCCACCATTATACATATTATCTATTCCGTTATTTCCAGAGCCTCCTACTATGTTAATGTCTCCACCAGAAGCAGAGCCTCCACCGCCACCATAAGTGTGACCTTCATTACCATGCCTACCACCAGAGCCACCATTTCCAGTTGCATGAGAACCAAAAGACGAACCGCTACCGCCAGTACCAGCATTAGCTCCAGAGCCTCCCGCGCCTCCAGACCCTATGCTTACTGTTTCTGAAGTAATACTTGTAACATCTATTAGTTTAATTGCAGTAGCACCTGCACCACCACCTGCGCCCATATCGTTAGCGATCCCATAACCACCGCCACCGCCGCCACCGCCTGTTACATAAACACGAATTTTACTAACACCACTGGGTTTTGTGTAAGTTCCACTTGATGTAAATACTTGTGTAGATTTAAGGCCACCAACACCTGTTACTGCACCTGTAAAAGTAAAACCATCAGATGCCATAGTTGCTATATCGTGTGACTTCCCCATCTAGGTGATCTCCAAAATACTCATAATCGCATCACAACTATTAGCCGCACTTGATGTAACCTTGACGCTATCACTTGTTTCTAAAACAACCTTTTGATCACCTCCAACAACGACTAATGAGCCTCCGCTTGGAACCGTAGCCGTTTTAACCATAAAGTGATCGTTAGAACCGTCATTCAAAGAAACATCTACCGTTATGGCTGTAGTTGTATTGTTAGAACAAGTTAACCCGATTACCGTTGTCTGCGTAGAAGCTCCTACAGTGTAACTACCTATAGCCGTTGCAGATGTGCCGATATTTCTGCTTAGTTTTCGTTTAAACGTGTTTGCCATATTCTATCCTAACGCAATCGCCATAGCTACTGGTACTGCCGCCCGTGCATCAAAGTCAGCCGCTGCCAGTGTAATAAATACCGTTGATGTTCCAGTGAGATTTAATAAAGAACCAGTTGAGCTAGACGTTAAGGTTCTGCTTAGAGTTGTGCCAGAATGCGTATATGTGCCAGTGCCAATTTCATAGCTATTTCCGCTTTCTATAACGTAACGCACACTATCGCCATTGCTTATACCGCCATTAGCAAACGTCCTAAAACCAGTAACCGCAGAGCCAAGCGTTATTGTGCCTGTACCTGTCGTAGTCGTTGTGACCTTTACTCTATCTGCGACTTTAACCATTAATCACCTATGATGGGTCTGGTATGCCAATATCTAACGCAGATATGTCAAACTGGTTTCCGCTATTAACCGACTGTGAGGCGTTCAACGCACCTGTTACTAACAACCTACTGTTTGAAACATCTGTTATTGCAAAATGTGTTGCCGTGCCTGTACCTGTCACAGAAGCATCACTAATAGCTGCAAGCGTTACTTTTCTACCGCCACCTGTTCGATCCGCAGGCGCACCAATAGAAATACTGGTTGTGTTGCCTAGCGTATATGTAGATGTTGCTTGTGCATATGTCGTTGCTTCTTGTGATGTAATATCGAACCTTGACGCTTCCGTATCCAAAACCGTTAGCCCGTTATCAAGCACCCTGTCTGCTATACTTGCCATTTAATAACTCCTTATCTTAATTCTGCGCCCTGAAGCTGATGTTTTTGATCGTTCACTTTCACTATTAATATCACTTATTGCTTTTTGATACAACGCTGCCCATGTTTGTATTCTACTATCTTCCTGCAAATATGGCGCAGAATGCAGTAAAGCACCATATAAATAAGCGTCTGGGTAGTTAGTAAGTAACCAATTAGTTTGATTACCATTATTTAATGCATCTATTTTTTCATAATACAACAACTCAAGAGTATAAGTTGCGTCAGGTTTTGGGAAAACTTCTATTGAACTATCTAATATAGAATACGTTGTTGGCTTGCCTGTCGTGTCATTGTTTGCTTCACGGAGCTTAGATATTTCTAATGCACTTGCTTGCTCTAAAGTTGATATATCTGAAGCCGTAATAACAAATCTAATAGGCTGTAGAAAATCTGTCGGTAAAGCTGTATATTGCGTATTTAATTGTGCAGTCGCACGTTTTTCCATTCTATAATGACGAACTTCCCTATTCATTTGTGCTTCAGATAAAGTAATAAAGTCGGGAATAACTGTAGTTAAATCATCACGGTTTAAAAAATCTGATACAGAAACTTTTAATTCATCGTAAGTTGTAAGAGCCATTATTCGTCCCCTTGCATCGCTTGCTGTGAAACCATCAGAGCAACTACCCATGTTGGGGCGTTCATCTTTTTGGCTTGCTTAATCAATTCATTGGTTACTTTACCCGCTGATAACACTTTCTGAGCAAATTGATAAGCCCTATCACGCCCTTGAGTTTTTTCGACGTCAAGAAATGTATTAACTGTATCTACATCTATCTGCTCTATTGTTTGTTGGGCTGCTTTAGGAGACATTTCAAGTTGTTTATAAACTGCGCTATCCATCATTAAACCACCGCGTTTACCACCTGAAGCCAACCTCTGATTTTCAGACATATTTCGAAATAATAAATTAGCTGGTACACCCATGCTTTCGTTAAGATAAGTATCAGCTTCCCCAACTTTATCGTACACCGCTTGATATGTTGTACTCATTTCTGGTGTGGCTTCGAAAACACCTTTTTCTACATCAGGGGTAAATCCACGATACCCAACCGTACCCCAATCCATACCATATTGTTTTAAATCAGCCACCGCCAACCTTGCATCTGAAGGTTTGGGTAAACCTTTATTGTAAGCCCACGCCTTGTCCAAGCTTTTAATAAATTCTGCACGTAAAGTTCCTGAAGGTAAGAAATTTAAATACTCTGTCATGGCTTTTGGATCTGCGACATCAGGAAAATCTTTGTAAGGATATATTGTTTTGCCACCGATTTGTGCGCTCATATTTCTTATTTTATCATTTAAAAATTTATAATCTTTTGGATCGATTTTATTATGCATTTGTGTAAACATTTGACCATAAACATCACCAGTATGCATGGCAAAATCAGATGATTTCTCACCCATCAAAACACTCATAACGTAAGGATCTCCACCAGCATCCAAAATACGTTCAGCTTCATTTAATTTTGAGCTTGTTGGACCTTTGTCTCCCGCATAACCTTGTCCTTTTATATCTGAAAATTCAAAACCCGCATAACTTCTTACAGGTTTATCAAATTTTAAATCGTTTACGGATATTACGTCCTGTCTCCCAGTTTGATCACCAACGATAGATAAAACTGTTTTGCCTTGCAGATTATCGATACCCTCTCTTACAGTTGGAGCCACACCTTCTCCTGTTTTTTCAACAACACTTTTGTGCTGAGACAAAGCAATAGGTTTTTGGCTGTCTATGTTAGCTGTGTTTGACATAGGAATTTGTGGAGTGTCCGTTGTAAACCCTTTGGCTGTTGGAACGTCTTTAAGTTCTTCTAGAATTTTTTCACCGTCCCTAGTTTCTATTCTTGGTTTAAGTCTGACATTTCCAAGATTGCTACCAACTGTGCTTGGATCAAACTCCAAACGATTAGCGACATCGAACAGTGATCTAGCACCTGAAGAAATAGCTCTACCAGCCGCATCACCAGCAAATGGCACAGCACTAACCGCTGTAGCTAAACCCAAAGCACCAGCTAATGGATAGTTTGGTTCTTCACTTGTAAGCTCTTGAGCAACGTCAGCCACACCAGCAACGTCACCAATTATTGGCAGAAAGTCACCATAGTCACGAAGAAACTGAACCGACGCTGGAGTTTGCCCCGCATTCCTTGCCAAGAAACTATTTTGATAATTACTTGC